AAGATGAAGTAAAGGCTTTGGTGGGATGATATGATTAATGAAGCTCTAGAAAATAGAGTAGTACGTCTGGAGATTAAAACAGACAACCATGAAGATGATATTAAAGAGCTTCGCAAGTCTGCTACTGATCTGTCAAAAGCCATGGCAAGTATAGAAAAGAATCTAGCACAGATTAAGTATATTGCCATTGGAGCTCTTGCTGTTGTTGTAACACAGTCTCTTGGTCTTGATCATGCAATTAAACTATTATTTGGAGGCTAGATGTCTACAACCTTTACAGTAAGCCGTGATCAGATTATCCAGTTAGCATTACGCAAGCTTGGTGTATTGGAACTTGGCGACACCCCTGATGCAGCTACAGTAGCTAATGCATCACTAGCTCTTAACTTATTTATTAAACAGATGGCAACATCTGGTTTAAAGATATGGAAGACTAACGAATTAATATTACCACTTGTTGCTGGACAGACTGAGTATGTTATTGGTCCATCTAGTACAGGTGCTGTAGATCTTAATACTGACAAACCTCTTAAAGTTATTCAGGGTTGGTTACGTAACAACACTGTTAGTCCAGCTATTGATGATGTGCAGATACAGTTATTAAGTAAACAAGAATACAACATGTTAGGCTCTAAGTTCAGTACTGGAACTCCTAACAGTTTGTTTTATGAAGTAAGACAAAATACTGGTAACATGTATTTGTATGTAACACCTGACAGTAATGCAGCTGCTACATTTGAACTACACTTTGTTTGCCAACAACCAATGGCTGACATTAATACAGCACAAGCTATTCCAGACTTTCCCACTGAGTGGATGAATGTATTGGTATGGAACCTTGCTGACCAACTAGCTATTGAATATAGTGTGCCAGGTAATCATCGTCAAGAGATTGCTGTGCGTGCTAAAATGTACAAAGAAGAATTAGAAGGATGGGATGTTGAGTCGTACTCTACATTCTTCCAACCTGACATGAGAATGGGTAGACCATCTTCTAACAACATACCATAATAGGATACTATGCCAATTGCAAGACTACCTTTAGCACAACCAATAGAGACTCGTGATGGTACCTTGGCAAAGGATTCTAAGTGTGTCAATGGTTACTTTGAGACAGTAGGACAGAAGCGAGAGTTTATTAAACGACCTGGTATTTTAAATACTGGTGCAACACTTGCTAATGCACAAGGACAGGGTTTATATAACTTTAATGGTTCGTTATTTGCGGTTGTAAATAATGTACTGTATAAGATTAATCCTACAACTTATGCTGTAACTACTATTGGTACTATGACTGGTACTATAGGTGGTATAGTACAACAGTGTTATTTTAATAGCACACTTAACAACACATACTTGTTTGTACAGAATCAAGTAAATGGTTACACATACAATCCAGCTACAGGCGTCTTTGCTAAGGTCGTTGATGATGGTATTACCGTTGTAACGATTATTACAGGTGGTAGTGGATACACTGCCCCTGCTGTTTCCTTTTCAGCACCTAGTGGTGGTGGAACAACAGCTACTGGAACTGTACAGTTTACTGGTGGTGTAGTTACTGGTATTACAATTACTGATCCAGGCAGTGGTTATACTTCTAGCGATACGTTAGTGGTCACTATCACTGATGGTGGTCCTGGGGTTAATGCAACTGCATCAGCGTTGTTAAACGGATTCCCAGCAGGTCCTTATGCTACAGGTGCTGTTTATTTAGATACCTATACTGTTATTGGTGGTACTAATGGTGAGATATATACATCTGATCCTAATAACCCTACAGTATGGAATGCTCTTAATTTTATTACAGCAGAAGCAGAACCAGATGGGTTAGTTGGTATTGTTAAACATCTTAACTATGTATTAGCTTTTGGTCAGTGGTCAACAGACTTCTACTATGATGCTGGTTCATATCCAGGCTCTCCACTTGCAATTGCAACACCGTATCACATTGAATTAGGATGTGCTAGCGGAGATTCTATCTGTTCGTTTGAACAAACAACAGTCTGGATTGGTACTGCTAAAGAACAGGGCCCATCAGTATACTCTATCATGGGTGTATCACCATCAAAGATATCAACACCATTCATTGATCGTATTCTAAACAATAGTACGTTCGATGATGTGATTGCTTATCCATTACGTATTAATGGTCATACCTTTTACATTCTTACATTAGCAGATTTAAACCAAACACTGGTGTATGATCTAAATGAAAAGCAATGGTACCAGTGGACTATGTATGCTGTTGGTGATAGTGATTCCGGAGTTAACGGCATATATGCAGAACAGTATTTCCGACCTAGTTACTTTGCTGGTGTTGGTGAAACATACTTTTTGTTAGATGATGACAATGGTACGCTGTACACAATGTCTGACACATATTACAATGATAATGGTGCTCCAATCTACTACAGAACAGTAACCCCTATCATGGATAGTGGAACTACTAAGCGTAAGTTTTATCATCGCATTGAGATTGTAGGTGATAAGATTCCGGCTACAATGAATATAAGACATACTGGCGATGATTATAAAACATGGTCAAGCTACAGACAAGTAAACTTAAATAATGGACGTCCTCAGATATACCAAGTTGGTGCAGACCGACGAAGGGCTTGGGAGTTCTTATGTACTGACAATCAACCAATCCGACTTGAAGCTGCTGAGTGTGACTTTGATGTTGGCGAGTTAGAGAATGTAGGACAACCAGCACAGGGGTAATATATGAATGTAATTAGTGAACTACACAAAAAGATGGAAGGTTCTTTTGAGATTGATCTTGGAACTATTCATAACTTTTCCGATGGTCTATATGCAAAACAAATGTTTGTTCCAAAAGGGTATTTTGTTGGACAACATGCACATACATTTAGTCATTTAAGTATTCTTGCAAAAGGATCAGTCATTGTTCGAACAGACACTACTGAACAACACTATACTGCTCCAGCATGTTTAGAGATTAAAGCAGGTATTAATCATGCTATTGAAGCTCTTGAAGATACTGTTTGGTTTTGTATCCATGCAACTGATGAGACTGACCTTACTAAAATTGACAATATCTTAATTGAAAAACCTAATGAACTTTGATTTTAACAATGGACGATTAGTTCCTAAAAAAGATTTTAGATTAGTTGGGTATGGGTTTGATGTCTTACCGTATATGGCTCAACTAAATGCTCATCCTGAGTTGTGGGAAGAGAGCCGGGATTTCCGTAAAGTACCTCGTTACAATGGAGAACTATCCCCACATAGAGAGTCTCAAGATATATGGGTACGTCATCAGAACTACGATAAGCTAGGTGCATATGATACTGAAGAAGGTAGAGAAAGTATTATGCAACCAGCCATCTCTGAATGGTACCCAGAGTCTTTAAAGCTACCAGCAGCTGTTGATATGGCAGAAGCTGTCTGTAGACACTTAGGTGCTATACAGTTAGGTGGTAGTTACGTTATTAAAATCCCTGCAGGTAAAAAGGTATACCCCCACAGTGATTGGTCTTGGCACAGTACTTATTATAATAAGTATATGGTCATTTTAAAGACACAGCCTGGTGCTGTGTTTGGTTGGGAACGTAGTGGAAACCTTATTCCCTGTATTGGGGATTTATGGAACTTTGAGAATGATACAAACCATTGGGTTTATAACGACTCTAATGAAGACGTGTTGATTGCAACTTTTAGTGTTCGCACATTCAACATGGATCGATGTGAAGCCTTCAAGAATATAAAGGAAGAATAATTATGCCAGCAGCATGGGTAAGTGCCGGAGCGGCGGTATTAGGTGTAGCAAATTCAATGGGTGCTTTTGGTGGTGGCGGTGCTGGTGGTGGTGGTACTGCAACTCAAGGACAGATTGATCCCTATGGAGCAATGGGTGGTCGTGATCAAGCGGCCAATCAGTTAATGAATTTAGTTAATAACCCAAGCAGTGCATTAAGTTCAGCTGGTTATCAACAACAACTGCAACAAGGACAAGCAGCTCAGCAAGCTGCTGGAGCAGCTAGTGGTACACTCCAATCAGGTGCTCAAGCTAATGCTCTTCAGAGTATGGGTCAGAATACATTTGGTGCTTACTATCAACAGATGCTTGGTAACCTTGGTTCTTTGTCTGGTGCTACTTCACAGACACCTAGCAGTGCAGCTAGTGTTCAGAATCAATCTGCTATTGCAAGTAACAATATGTTACAAAACCAAAGTGCTACTTTGTTAGGTCTTGGTGGATATTTATCAGGACAAGCTTCTAATTTGTTTGGTGGTAGTGGTAGTAGTCAATATGCACAAGCAAACCAACAAATGTCTAATTGGAACACTCAAGACTTTTCAGGCAACAGTTATTCTGCTGGCATGAATCCTATGAATATTGTTAGCGATTAATAAGGACTAATTATGCCAGGAATATTTAGTGCGTTTACAGATGCACAAAAAGCAGGGCAAGAGTTTGGGGATAGTGTTGCTGCCTCTAAAGACCTACAACAGGCAATGCAAGAAACACCTAAAGACGAGTCTGGTAAAGCTGACTTGTTTACAACATACTCTAAAGCAGGTCAGATTGCTATGCAGTCTGGACAAGTTAGGGTTGCTGATAAGTTGCTTAAGCAAGCCAATGAATACAAAGGTGATGCTCTTAAACTTAAACTTGATGAAATGAAAGTTCAGAGTGCACAACTCGAGCGTTTTGAACAACATATCCAGGGGTTAAACACTCCAGAAGAGTTTATAGATTCTATTAAACATAGTGAACTTCCGCTAGACCAACAGATGCAACTTATGACTTTGGCTCAAAAAGACCCAAAACAGTTTAAAGAACTTATGTTAAAACAAAGTATGACTGGTAAAGAGCGTACACAGGTCGAGATGAAAGTTCTTGAGGAACAACGAAAAAAAACACATGATGAAGCTGAGGTAAACCATTGGGCTGATCAAAATCGTATTCAAGCTATTAATGCTTCTGGTAAACTTACTCCTGCTGAAAAGAAAGCAGAGAAGGTTGAGGAACATACACAGGGTCGACTTGAAAAAGCACAAGATACACTTACTGCTGAGAAGCGTAGAATACGTAACCTTGATCCTAAGAAGTTTGATAAAAAAGCAAAAGATGAACTTATAGCACAAGCTGAACTTGATTATGAAGAAGACACTGCCAGTTTAAGAAAACCTGAAGCTGCTCCAACTAAACCTGATGTAGCTTCTGTTACTGATGTTGACAAGAATAAGTTAATATCTCTTAATAAAGAAGGTAAATTAACTAAGGGTCAGAAAGAAGAGTTTGATAGTCACTATGGTCCAGGTGCAGCTGATAAGATTTTAGGTGGTGCTAAAGGCCCTGCAAAAGCTGAACCTAAAGAACAACCTAAACCAGAAGCTAAAAAAGAATTAACGGATGAAGAACAGTTGGCTGAAGATTTATCTAAAGCTGCTGGTGTTCAAGAACGTAATGCAATTCGTAACGATTATAATATCAGGCAAGATCGTAAAGCAGAACAAGCTAAACAAAAGGCTATTGCTGCTAAAGGGAAAGAAAAGACTGAAGCTGCAGTTGCTAAAGCACAGAAACAAGGTTTAGTCCTTTCTGGTATGTCTGGTACACAGCTTAAGTTTGTTGATCCAAAAACTGGTAAAGAAGTATTAGAATCTGAACTATAAAAGGAAGTCACATGGCAACGTTTGAAGGACCTGCACAAGTAACTGCAGCATCAACTGGTACCTTTACAGGACCTTCTACAGAAACATCTACAGAATCTAAATCAACATTCTCTGGTCCAGTTAAAGCTAAAGTAGGTGGTATTCAGGCTGAGGTGCTTGAAGTGCTTGATGGTGACACTGCTAAGGTACGTCTTCCTTCAGGTCGAATTAAGTCTATTCGTATCGCTGAGATTGATGCTCCTGAAATATCACACGATAAACGTGGTGCTCAAGCTGGTGGTGATGAAGCAACTAAAGAATTATCTAATCGCATTGGCGGTAAGAAGATCTCGTTGTCAGGCTTAAAGGGTGATCCATACGGACGCTTTGTGGCTTCGATAAGTGTTGATGGTATGAATGTTGGTCAAGACATGCTGGATAAGAAAGTCGTTCAACCATATGGTCAAGAACGTACTTTCTTTGGTAAGCTTGCTGGTGATCCAGTCACTCCTAAAGAGTGGCGTGATGAGGGTATTGCTGATGCTCAAGGACACTACAGCTGGGATAGGCTTAAGAAGCATCCTATAAGCGCTGTAGCGGGCACTGTAGCCTCTGTGGTAGACCTAGCTACTGGTTTGCCTGAGTGGGCCTCTAGAACCGCTTTAACAGGCGCTGGTATTGTTAAAGAAACTTTGACTGGTGTTGACAAAGCTGGTAGTGAAAAGTCCCTTAAAAAGGCTGAAGAGTTTGCTGACAAGTATACCAAAGAGTTTCATATGGATGCTCTTACTGGTTTAGCTGGTCGAGCTGCTACAGCTATGGGTGCTGACCCAACAATGATTGGTCATGCATTTGATCCTGTATCTAAACTATACCAAGCAGGTCAAGAAGCTTTACAAGAACAAGGAGCTAAGATTGGTATTGCTCCAGCTGCTACACAGTTTGCTATGGATAACATTGTAGCTATTCTTACTCCTAAAGTAATGGGTAAGGCTCATGAAGTTCTTACTGAAGGCAAACCTACTCCGGAATATGTAAACGAATATCGTGCTCGTAAAGAAGAGCAGTATGCACAAGCTGAAAAGAAAGCGTCTGTAGAGGTCTTTGGTGAAGATGGTAAACCTGTTAAGGTTGGACAACCAGCAGCTTTAACTGAGACAGCTATTCGTGATAAAAAGACTGGCGTTGTTGAACGCATGGGTCCTAAGCATGATGAAGCCCGTAAAGCTGAAACTAAAGACACACATGAACAAGGATTCATTGATGCTGATGGTAACTTCCTTGAACGTAAAGATGCCCTTACTAGGGCTCAAGAAACTGGTCAAGTAGCAAAAGGTAAGAAGCTAGATTTTCCTGATGAGGGATTGCATAGTGGTGACTTACGTGATTCTGGTGATCCTCGTTTCCAAATAAAGGAAAAGAAAGTACGTACTGAGGAGCAAGTTCGTGAAGAGCTTGTTGATGCCGCTACTGATGCTCACATGCAAAAGATTAGTAAAGCATTTGATCTTCCTGAGTTGGTTACTGATATTAAAGGACGTAAACTACAGGCACCTAAATCTTTAGGTTTAGAGAAACTTCCTGGTGTTGTGAAAGAAGAGCCTACTAAATATGCTAAATGGGCAGAAGATCTTAAAGATACTTTAGGTGTTCTAGTTCGTGGTGAGATTAAAGATGGTCTTGATACCCATTTTAAAGCTTTAAAGATGTCTAATGATATTATGCCATCTAAAGAAGGCCGTGAGCGTGTTTGGCGTGCAATTCAAGAAGGTAGGGCCGGTGAACTTACTGGAGATGCTAAAGAGTTATACGAATATCACAAAGCAAAAGTACAAGAACTTTGGGAAGCAGCTAAAGACCTTGGTGTTATTGAGGGATATATTGAGGACTATGCAGCACGGCATATTGATATGGAACATCTTTCTCCTGCTGAAAAAGAAGCGGTAATGAAAGAGATTGGTAGTGCTTATCCAGCGCTGCGCCCAACCACAAAGCATAGTAAGACACGTACTGTGACAGACTTTGGTGAGCTTAAAAAGATTATGGATAAACATGATCTTAAGTTTACAACTGAGGATTTAGCTGAGTCATTTAGATTATATGCTAATTCTGTCTTACGTGCTATTCGTGATACTAGAAAGTTAAATGCTTTAAAAACAACACGAGTAAGTGGTCTTCCTGTTCTTATGGAAATTGGTGGACGTGAAAAGATTCCACCAAACTACAAGCCTGTAAAAGGTGCTGGTATATATGAGAACTATGCTGTTCATCCTGATATCTATGATGCTGTAAAGCATCTTATTGGTAGCAATGATCCTGGTGTAATCCTTAAAGCTGCTTCTACTTTATCAGGAGCCATTAAACGGGTTGCAGTGGGATTCTCATTGTTTCACTATGGTACATTGAACGTAGCTAATTTCCTTAGCAATAAACCAATGCATAGTCTTGAGTCTTTTCTTAAGACAAAGGGCGGTTTAAAGCGTGAGAGTTTACTTAAAGATCCTACTACAGGTCTTTTAAGTGAGGAAGCTAAGTTTCAGATTGATAACGGAGTTACATTCGGTATTATATCTGACTCTGGTGTTGGTGCTATGGATGCTATTGCTAAGGCTGCTGATAGTCTTCTTGGTAAGGTTACTGGTAAGAACTACAATCTAATCTATAAGGCAACTGAACCAGCTCGTAAAGTACAAAAAGTACTTGATCATATGACATGGGAAATTACTCATGATGGATTAAAGTATCTTGCTGCACAAAAGAAATTAGAGATGGCTAGATTAAATCATCCAGACATTCCAGATGCTGTTCACATGAAAGAGATTGCAAAGAACATTAATAATACATTTGGTGGTCTTGATTGGTTTAGTGTTGCACGGGAAGGTAATAGTAAACTGACAGAGAAGCTTAAGATGGCTGCTTATAGTCCTGAAGGACGTATGGGCTTGCAGGTTCTTATGTTTGCTCCTGATTGGACGATGTCTACTGTTCGTGCTGTTACTCATGCGTTACCAGAGAAAGCTTTTGCTCCTGCTACTTGGGATTTATCAGCTGGATTACAAGGGTTATTACATCCATTAACTGAAGGTGATTATTCTAGACAGTATATGGCTAGGTTTGCTTTCACATCATTAACACTTGCTAATGGTCTTAACGTTGCTTTATCTGGTAAGTATATATGGGAAAATAAAGATCCATTTACTGTTGATCTTGGTGATGGTACATTCCTTAGTCCATTTAAACATGCGGCTGAGTTCTATCATTGGATAACAGATTTTGATAAGACATTTTATAACAAGCTTGGTTGGTTGCCTAAACAACTTACTGAAGCAGCTTACGATATTCGTAAAGACACCCCACTACAAGAGCGATTAAAGAATCTTGTTAAGGGTACTGCCGTTCCATTTACTGGATCTTCTGCAGTAGACGCCAGACGAACACCGGGTGAGTCAGCATCTGCCTTTGTGGGTATGCCTATTACAGGTGTTAAGGATAGACCAATGCCTAATTGGGAACGTATGAAGAAGAACTTTCAACGTAAACTTGGTATTAAAATTAAAGACGATACGGATAAAGAATGAAGATACTAATCATCGATGCATCAGGTGTATGCCTAGACTTTGCTTTACGATGCCAGAACTATGGTCATCAAGTAAAGTGTTTTATTAGACACAATAAGGATGGCAGTCGCTCGATGGTCGGTGATGGTGGACTCATTGAAAGAGTCTCTGAGTGGGAGAAGTATATGAACTGGGCAGATCTAATTTTCTGTACAGATAATATCTTTTACATTCATGGCTTGGAACGTTATCGTGATAAAGGTTATCCAATCATTGGTCCATCTATTGATACCAATCGTTGGGAACAAGACCGCATGCACGGTGCAGATGTAATGGAGAAGGCTGGTATTACAACCATCCCATCCACAGTATTCAAGAATTACGATGAGGCTATTAAACACGTAATGGATAATCCAAAGCGTTACGTTAGTAAGCCTATCGGTGATGGAGCCAAGGAACTATCTTACGTTGCTAAATCAGCAGCCGATATGGTCTTTATGCTACAGAAGTGGAAGAAGAGTAACGCATACAAAGGCGACTTTATCCTCCAAGAGTTCCACGGTGGTGTTGAATTTGGCGTAGGTGGCTGGTTCGGACCTGGTGGTTTCAACAAGCAGTTTTGTGAGAGCTGGGAATTTAAGAAGTTAATGAATGATGATCTTGGTGTCGCCACAGGCGAGCAAGGTACTATCGTTCGCTATACCTCCGAATCTTACTTGGCAGACCAAGTTCTCAAACCGCTTGAAGACTTTCTTCATGGCTTAGCATATACAGGTTATATTGATGTTAATTGTATCATTGACAAAGATGGCTTTCCTTGGCCTCTTGAGTTTACTATGCGACCAGGCTGGCCGCTCTTTCAGATTCAACAAGCACTGCATAATGGCGACCCCGCTCAGTGGATGCTCGACCTTATCAACGGTGAGGACACACTACGTACCAGCAAGGCAATTGCTTGTGGCGTTGTTATTGCTATCCCTGATTATCCTTATTGCAAGATAAGCAAGAAAGATAACTCTGGTTATCCTTTGTTTGGCTTGACAGAAGAGGACGTAGTCAACGATGTTCATTGTGCTGAAGTCATGTGGGGTAAAGCCCCAAGCATGTGTGACGGTGAAGTTAAGATGAACACACCTATGTTTGTTACAGCAGGTGATTACATCTGTACTGTATCAGGTAAGGGTGCTACTGTAAGCGATGCTCGTGATAAGTGCTATGGTACTATTAAGAAGAAGATTGAGATTCCTAATAGTGTTATGTATCGTACTGACATTGGTTGTCGTTTAGAGAAACAACTGGACGTGTTACATGAACATGGCTACGCTACTGATTGTGATTGGGAGTAATTATGGCTAAGAATTTGCTCCCCCCAATCCCACAAACACCTATTGGTGAAGAGTTCTCTTGGCGTGATTGGTTTAGAAACCTTGGTAACTACATTCAAGTAGCACAGACTGGTGGATCACCTTGGACTATTATTCAAGGTGGTACAGGATCAAGTACTGCAGCAGGAGCACGAGCTAACTTAGGTATTTCTACCGTAGGTCACACAGGAGCTTATGCGGATCTTACTGGTAAGCCTACAGGTTATAGTGGTACAATAATAACATCTAAGTTAACCCCTATTACTGGTTCTAATGGTAGTATGACTTTTGTCAATGGTATCTTAACATCTCAAGTACAGGCAACATAATAGATGAAGACATCACAGCAAGGTATTGAACAGATCAAGGAGTTTGAAGGCTTTAGATCATTCCCCTATCCAGATGTGGGTGGGAAGCTATCAGTAGGCTATGGACACCTTATAGTCCCTGGAGATGGATGTGTAGCAGGCTCTCCCATTACTATGGGACAGGCTACAACACTACTTACAGAGGATGTTGGTGAAGCAGAACGTTGTATAAATGCAACAGGAGTTGTTGTAAATCAGCAACAGTTTGATGCTCTTGTGTCGTTTACATACAACCTAGGTACATCAAACTTCCTTAAGTCTACTTTGTTAAAGTACCTTAAAGAGGGTGATATGGAGTCTGCTGCTATGGAATTCCCTAAATGGGATGAAGTAGACGGCAGAGATAATGAGGGGATCTTGAAGCGCCGAATGGCAGAGAAGAGATGCTTTGAAGGAGAAGGATATGTGGGATAAGATTAAGGCGTATGTCAAAGGAGCCTTTAAGTCCAAGACAATGTGGTTTAGCGGGCTTATAGGGGCCCTAGGAGCTCTTAACGATAACTCCCAATACCTACATGCCATGTTAGACGATGTGAGCTTTAACGAGCTTATGATCGTTATTTCACTGGCTATTGCTCTTCTACGGATTCTCACGAATAAGTCATTGGTGGACAAGTAATGTTCCCACTACCGATATCCGTATATGTTTATGCTATTATAGCTCTTGTAACTGGTGGTAGTTTGTGGTATGGACACCACGAACATAATGCTCTTGTTGCATATAAACAACACATAGCAGTCGAAGTCCAAGCGCAGACCGATAAAGTAGAACAGGAAAAGAAAGATGCTCAAACAGTTACCACTAATATTGTTGACGCTTATGCCGCTGCTCTTAACAGGGTGCAACACGATGGTTCCAGCGGAATGTTACGTGTTCCCAACACCCCCAGCCCAGCTTATGGCACCGTCTGCACTCCAGACTTTGTCAACGCAGCCAACGAAACAGAAATCCAACTAGAATACCTGAAGCAATGGGTAGAGGAACAGTGTAGGATTGGTTGTCAGAAGCCATAGAAAAAGCCACCTTTGCGGGTGGCTTCTTTATTTGTACTACGACTGTTGTTCAGTTACAACATGTTCTGCAGGCTCTGTATCAGGTTGCGGTTGTAGTGCCTGTAACTGTGGAATAGCTTGAGCTTTAATCTTGTTAACAAGCTCTTCACAGACTTCCATAGGAAGCTTACGTAAAGCACCTACAATTAACTCTACTTCTTGTACTGTATGGGTTAAATTAATCATTCTTTTTCCTCATGTTGATTAGTACCACGTACGACTTCACAAGGATAACTGTCTTCCGTCTTTTTAGCTTTAAAGATCTGATCCCAATTGTTGTCAAACGTCTCTTGGTCTTGCGGGGCAATAGGCTTGTCGCCTTTGCCACCGTCATGTCTACTTCTACGCATTACTTCTCCGTCATAAATATTACTCTAATAAAGATTAGATGGAAGATAACAATGGTGTACATTTTATTATTTTCGTCATAGTCATCAATGTATTCAAAGCCCGCTACCAGGCCTCGAATAAAGTCAAATGATATCTCACACATATTCACAAGCTCCATTTACACAAGCTAATTCATGGTGATTGATTGTAGAGTCATCTTCTTCGAATGCATTAAACTCATCCCAACTAATTTCTGGGAATGATGCTTTAGCCGCTTCATAGACTTCTTTTGTACAATCTTGATATGGTGCTTGTTGATATGAGTGATCATTGAAGGGTAGGAAACTGACCCCCCCTACATCATCAAAGTTCTTGTAAACCCAGGCACCTACTTCCATCCACTCCTCTTCACGCACATATACTGTAATAGAGGGATTGTGTTCACACCAGTATTGTTTGAACTTAAGGTAATGTTCAAGCTGTTCTACAGCTGACCATTGCTTACGTAAGACTGATCCTTCAGGAGCTTTTTGTGGGAATGAGAAGACAAGGTTACTCTCATTCATTACATCAACTTCTACTGGTACACCTTTTTCTTTAAGGAAGATAGCAAGTGGATCTTTTATATCTGCACGTACAGTGCGAATGTAATAATCACTATGTCTAGGATGAATACCACTAGCCGAGTCAACCAACTGACTAACTGTACCGCTAGGCTTAACAGTAGTAATAGCAGCAGACTGTGGAATGCCAAGTTTAGTGGACCACTCTTTGTTAGTTTCAACACAAACATCTTTAAGGTGTTTGAGAGCTGTTTCACTTACTTGCTGCCCAAACAAGACATTGTCGAGGATTCCTGTGAGGCTAACCCCAAGGAGCCGTTCTTCTTCTGCGTTTCTTTGCCAGACTTTCCGAATGTACTTGAAATCGGTGAGAGTCGACTGAAAAGTCCCAAGGATTGTAGCAATGCGAACCTTTCTAGATACGTCTTCGATAGTGTCGCTTGCTCGTATAACAGCCTCAGTAAGGTTGCAGAATCCGCATGGTCTGAGAATGATTTCACCGCAAGGGTTTGTTCCAAATTCGTAATCAGCTTCTCTGCGTCCTGTAGCTGCAGCTTGCAATTGTGCAGATACTCGGTTAAAGATGCCACGTTCTCCAGATTTTGATTCATATAGTGATTGCCACTCTTTCATAAAGATGCCGATGTCCGGCTTTTCAGTGTAAGCTACTGAGTTGTTAGCTAATGCTCGTTGTTTTTCATCTTCCCACCAAGCGCCATTCTTGGCGTTACGCATACGCTCATCCGTCAGATTCGACAAGGAGATCAGAGCACTGCGTCGTACACCCCCCACTACTACAATCTGAGCAATCTTGCATACTAAGTCATGGCATTCTACGGAGTTTAATCTGCGTCCAGCTGCTTTCTGAAATAGCTCGATCGCAAACTGGAATAAGTCCATGAGTGGTTTTGGTCCACTGGCACGTCCTCCGAAGGTTTTAAGTCTAGCTCCAGCTGGTCTGACTTTGGAGTAGTCAATCGCAGGTACCAAACCAGTATAGAGTAACCCAAGTAGCTCACGAAGAGCCGTGGCCCACCCTTGCTTCGAATCAGCAACCATAATAGTTGTATCAGTGAGTGTAAACTCTGAAGCGATTTGCGGAAGCTTTTGGACATATTGTCTTTCTACAGAGAAACCTAAGCCTGTACCATTCATGAGAATGAACATAGCTTCGTCAAAGGTACGAACATCATCAATAGGTAAGTAAGAGCAGTTATAACCTGCAATGTTATCACGTTCTAGAGCCGGTCCTGCTGTCATAAGGGCACGCATGGATGGCATTAGATCTAGATTATAGATTGCATCGTATACTTCTTTGTATGGGAATGTCTCAGGGAAGCGTTTAGCCCAGAAATCACAGTAACGTGTAACTGTTTCCCCCCAATTCTCACGTCTACCTTGATCAGGGATCCAACGAGCGTAGCGTGATTTGTGAATGTATTGCTGATAGTCGGTTAAGTTGTTACTCATCAAATGGTTCTTCGTCCAGTTCTTTTTCTAATTCATCAGCGAGTTCTTCGATTAGATCTTGGAATCGCTCTACAATATCCTCACTAGTGATTTTAAGGATCTCTAGTAAGGATACTTCATCTATACGACGTAAACGGTCGAATATATCTACTAAGGTTAGCATTTATACCGATCATCTAGGTCTGGTCGTGTCTTGGTCATGTTAGATAAAAACATCCAGCAACAGCCAAGATGATCAATATGTGGAAGGCCACTTTCTGCGTCAATGTCTTCGCCTCTTTGTAAAGCAGCGAGGTGGCGGAGCATAGCAGCAGTGAGACGACTATAACTAATACCATTTCTCCAATTATGCTCGTCATACTTCTTAGCTCCAAAAGTTAATACCTTGGCAAGACCCTCTAGAGCATCGAAGTCTAGGAGATCCATTCGAGGTTTGTCGTTATCATACTTGAGCCCCCCTTCAGGGGTTAAGTCTTTAATGTCTTTTTCGTTAATCATTTGTGTTGGTAATATGCCACTCCTAGCAGCATTAACCCTACTATTAGTAGCATACATTTCCTCAATTTGCTTGTCTAATCGTGGCATTAGCCACGTCTGTTTTAGTTGATCTGCTCCAAGTACCGCAGTTAGTGCACTGATATCTCTGATAAGACCCGCTGATTGTTCTTGCGGTGCCTCGTCGTTGAATAGCTTTTGATCCACAGTTTGGGCATACATGTTCATCTTGTCCATCGTATACATTCCTATTAGGATGTGATTTAATCCAAGGAAGCACTTTGTGATATACCTTTTCAAGTAACACAACGTCTTGCTTGTTATACTTTTCCATGATCTTCCATGCATTGGGATCGCCATTCATACAGCGTACCCACAATCCATGACCTTCATGTCCTGTTTTAGAGCCAAGGCCTAGGCGTTGCGCTACATAATCAAGTTTGTTAGAAGGGAAGCGGAAGTTGCTACGCATTGTCCGTAATAGGTCAATCTGCTTATATGGAGCTGGAGGAGACATATCATTTAACAAGAACTCCTTGTTTAGTGTTGGCATGTCGAACTTAGTGCCGTTGTAGTGAACAACAGCATCTGCTTCGTTAATCATTGTGTAAATCCGCTTAAGCATTTTCTTATCGCTGGATTGATGCACTGAATCGAAGAAGATTTCTTTTTCACCTAACCATTTAGCAGCCCAGCACATTACGTACGAAGACTCCTGTAGTTGGTTAATAGAGACGTTCTGTTGCCACAGCCCCCATACGTGAGCCGTATTGGGACTTGTTTCAATATCTAGTAATAATATCTTCACGGTTAGAACTCCATAGTCTTGTGAGCTTGCCACAATAGATTACCAATGGAGTCAACAAGACCTTCATTATCTCTCATAGCGTCTTGACCTAATGTATTTAACAACATATGCATTAGTTCATGATAGAATGTAATACCTTTGAGATCATCAGGCTTGATGTTGCTATCAAACCAGATCTCTCCAGCATCATATCTACACAACCCATGAGCATCAGTGGTGGACATACCATCCTTTAATAGGATGTTAATTGTTTGCCCACCTAATTGAAACTTACTGGGTAGTTTGAATTTGCTCATTTGTTTCTTTTTTAGGACGACCAAGCATTAAGAATTGATCAGCATTGTACCAACAAGCACGTAGTTCACTTTCTTCTGGATTTGGTGTTTTTGCCAACAAGGCATCAAGGAATGTATTAGCAAATAAGCTACGCTGACTTATTGATACACCCTCTTTAAAGCCTTCTAAGAAAGCACCCCGCAAGGCATTGTTCATGTCTTGTTCTGTTACACGTTGTTCGTGTAGTGTGGCAATTGCCATATTATTGCATCCCTTCTGGTCCTTCGACTACAACAACGCTACGTGTGTCAACGAGTTGTACTCCGTTATTAATTAAGATATCCATAGCCATTTCA